CACTCGACTACAAGGTGTGTAGCATAACAGGCAACACGGACACCACCACTACGCAAGAACGAAGCGAGAGTCTTGCCAAACGTCATCTTGCACTGTATGACATGTTGAGTCGTGCAAATTGTCTGTTTGCCTTGTCTGTCTATCAGGAGGTTCATAGCTCTGTCTCGCTATATCAGTTCTGTTTGTGATTCGATGTACTGGACTAACACGGCGGCTTGCCGATTGTACCCTCGAATCTGCTGACACACCTTCTTAACTTTGCCTTTAGCAACGACAAAACCAATGCCGTATACCTCCAACAAGTCGATCTCGATACACAGACTTTTCTCACGTTGGCCTTGCCAATATCCGGTTGTGTTGTAGACCGTAAAACCCGGAAACACGTCGCCAACAAATTCTCGTATTGCCTTAACGTTCTTGCGTTCAGTGAATATTCTGGCTATCATCGTCTTTGTCCCCTAGTGCTTCGTTAGTGTTCTATTAGTGCTCTGTTTTGTTAGTACTCTGCTCAGCACAAAGCCATATAGCAGAGCACAGTAAACCAAAATAAGCGTCTCAGCTCTTGCGTTACTTTTTGTGCGTTCATCGTTCTTGTCCCCTAATACTGATTAGCGTTTCGTATGGTCAAAGCGGGCCGTGACTTGTGACGGGTCGAGCCCATAACGTGTACAGAATTTGCGTTTTGCTTCTTTGCACGTCTTTGCCGCGTTTGTGCTGCACTCGTATTGCCATTGGTTTAACATGCCTTTGCCCCGTGTTAGAATGTCTATTTTCTTGTTCATCGTTCTTGTCCCCTGTGTTCTCTGTTCTGTTAGTCAATCGGTCTACCCCGTCCGAGACGGGGCAGTACGACGGACTAACACTTGCCGAGGATCGCAGCAAAGCCCGCAGCCTTTTTGGCCTTGCTCGGTTTCTTCAGGTTCTCGATTGTCTCTGCCAATTTGGCAAGTATTGTCTCGCTGATTTTTTCCAGTTGGGCTTCTGTGTACTCGTAGCTCTTGCCGTGTTGCTTGCCAAGTCGGTCAAGTTGGTCGAGTATCGCATCGACACGATACCCTGCCGTTTGGACGAAGTTCTGACTTGGCGTTACTTCAAACTTTTTGCCGTTCTTTTGTTTTTGTACCATTGTCATTGTACCGCCCCCCTAATTCTTTTGGCCGGATTCGCTACAATAGCAACCGCGTGCCTGATTATAGTATACGATACATTCTACTGAAGTGCAAACAATTTCTCAAAAATTTCTTTATTGTACTCTGTTGACTGTCTAATGCGTTGTTCGTTTGTGTTCGTTCGTCTACCTTGCTTGCGAAGTGCATTTGCTTCACGTTCAGCATCGGCGTCTATTGCGTTCTTGTCATACATGGCTTGTCCCCTGTGGTCTCACTAAACCGTTGGTCTCACTTTCTGCTTGGGCGATGGCGGTCAGTTTGGCTCTAGCCAAACATCGACTGCAATATATATCTTCATCCGCCGACTGCATCCTTATACGCTCTAGGGCGTATGCAGCATCATCTATGGTCTGCCAGATTTGTGTTCGGCACAATGGAGGGTCCTTATCAAGATCAACGGCCAAATGTATTTTGTTGCGTGTTGCCATATTCTCACCTTCTTTCGTTCAAAATTGCGTTCTTGTCATACATGGCTTGTCCCCTGTGGTCTCACTAAACCTACTTTGTATTCGCATAGGTGTTGTACTCGGCGTTCGTCAAGCTGTTTGTAAAGACTCGGGTTTTCAATACGTTTGTGAACGTTTTCTGATAACAAATCACGTGCTTTACTTTGGCGTTTGTGCCGTACCTTGACGGCATGCGGTACGATGGTGCCTGCGACGGCTTGACGCCGATGCTTTTGTCCCGTTGGAAAACGTTCACCGTCCATCGTATAGAAATAACGTAGTCGTTTGCCAAAATCGATTGTATGTGGCTTGAAGCTTGCCGATACTGCCAGTGCTTCGTGTTCGGCCATGTAGTCGATCGTGCCGTAGGTTTTTCGCCGATGGCGTTTTCTCTGATTAGATGTTGACATATTCTCTCTCTCCTCATTAAGCTGGATTCACCTATCAAGGCAACCGCATGCCACTGAATAGAGTATACCATACAAAAAGCCAAAGTGCAAATGAAATTTGAAAATTTTTTTGTTTGGCGTTCGCTTATTTGACAGTCTATATCAATTATACCGATTGTGTCGATTGTAGTACTGATTATAACGATTATGCACGTTGCGTCCTGTTTCTCGTAATTTTTAAGTTAGTGCAATAGTATATTCTCTCTCTCTCTCTCTCTCTCTCTCTCTATTTTTTGAAAAAGCTTTTGCAATAATTTAAAAATACCCCTAAACAGGAAGTAATCGTAATAGACGTTATAACCGTTACAGACGGAACTGTTTGTGTCCTATAACCCGAGGGCGGTAGGGGGTGGGGTCCAGAGCCCACTATATATAGTGGTCGGCCCTAGGACATACAACATATAGTGGTGGTCTATTGTCAAGGTTATGGTTAGCCAATCGGTCTACGCCGTTGAAAACGGCGTAGTGCGACGGGCTACACGAGGTTTTGTTCGATATAGGTCTCTAGGGCCTCATAGGCCAACTCTTCAAAGCCCGCTTCAGTACGGAAACATGAAGCATATTCAGTACTGAATCTGATCTCGTCTGACTCGTTCGGAATATCTACCGGACAGACAGATACTACTGTGTCCATTGTCCCGTCGTCTTCGAGATATATGTCGAATCTGCCATATTCATTATCTGTTAGTCTCATTATCTTTCCCCTTGATTGGGCACCATTGCCCTACATAGAGTATAGCATATATTTGGCTTAGTGCCAAGTGCCTTGTCAAGAACATTCTGCCAGATCGCAAAATTCTGTTATCGGACCCCCAGGGTAGTACCTTCGGTTATGGGACGTGGGAGGACCCGGACTCCCTCTTGGACCCCCCATCCGCAGCCCAAAAACGGCCCAAAAACGACCCGCCGTAACCCCAAAAACAGCCTCCGAAAAGGAGTCTCTGACATCCACCAGAAAAAATTGACATAATCCGAAAAATCCCTACTGGAAACCATAGCAAAAACGACGAAAAGCACGTATATATAGGAGAGTAGTAGTTTTTCTCTCCTGGGAATCGGGAGCACTCGCGTAGATGTCGCCGATCCCAACGCCGGAACCGGGCATGCAGGTTCGACTCCTGATCCGGCTTTATGAATTGGTTATCGCAGGTACTCGAACGTCTATTTTGTTGGTTTCCAAGGTTGTGGATCATCAATCCTGATGAATCAGGCGTTCGCATTACCCTCGGTAAACACACCAAAGAATGTCCTCCGGGCTGGTACTGGTTTCTTCCTCTGATCCATACCAAGTTCAAGGTGAACACATCTACCCAAGGTGTCAGATTCGCCATCCAGTCGGTTACGACCAAGGACGATCAGGACGTAGCTATCCGTGGAGCCGTCCTTTATCGGATCAACAATGCCTACAAGGCTCTTTTCGAGACCAACGACTTCGATCAGAGCCTCGAAGCCGTCGCCGGAGGTGTTATAGAGGCGTTCGTAGCTTCCAAAACCTATGATGAACTCAGAGATCGTGAGACGATCCGGACCGAACTGGCTAAGGCACTTCGGGCCGAAGCCGCAGGATGGGGTATCAGACTCCTCCGGGTCTATGTACCGGACATCGGACGAGTTCGGAACATCCGAGTTCTCTCAGATAGTACACAGACAATACTACCGTTTTCTCAAGAATAGGAGACCACACATGCAGATCGACAATGCGGGGTACAATGCCGCTCCTAGCGCCGAACAGAGTCAGCCCGTTATAGCCTCAGCAGACGGGGCTACCAGTCAGAAGCTCACCAACGCCTCAGCAGACACCAACACGACCGCCACGGTGGTTGCCGGGGCCAGATACAGGTTCTCGGCTACCAAGACCGGATCGTTCCTGTTTGGCCTCGCCACGACTGCCACAGCGACCAATATCAGGTGGGTGTGCCCTCTGTCGGCCAGCATTGAGATACAGGTGCCCATCGGCTATACGACCCTTCACTATCAGACTGATACGAACAACGGCGTAGGTTGGCTGGTTCGCGGATCAAGAGCCAGATAGACGAGGAACCGACCCAGTAACCAGTAACCAATATCAGGAGACACAGCCATGAAGCAGGCCATGAAGCGAGCACTGATTGTAACAGTTATAGTGATTGTATCGGTTTTACTGGCAGGGAGCCAACTACCTGAGTACTCGAATCCGTTTCCTACTGAGGTTCTCAAGTACTGTGGGATTATCACTGATGGTCATGGTTGTGGTTCTGTCGTGGTCATCGGACCTGATCTTCTGCTTACGGCGGGGCACTGTATCGGCTACCCGGATATGTACGTAGAGATTAACGGACAGCGATATGAGATCGTAGAGGATTGGGCAGACCCGGAAGAAGATGTGGGGTTCCTCAGAATCGACCCGAATGGAGCGCTCCTGGTCCCCATCCAACTTGGCCCGATGCCGGAGCTACTCGACACAGTTTATCTGGTGGGTAGCCCGTATGGCCCGGATTTTGCCAACACCATCACCAAAGGTGTCGTGTCACACCTTGATCGAGATATTTATGGTCGGGATGACCTCGTACAGACTGATGCCGAAGGAGCGCCTGGGTCCAGTGGAGGGCCGCTGTTCGATGAACAAGGCCGAATCGTGGGTATTTGTGTGATCGGGCCGAACCCCGGAGGCGGGGTTACGCTCTGTGAGCCGGTAATAGACATCCGGGCTGCTCTGGGCAGGTTTCAGCACCGACCAGAGAAGGCAGCCCCTAACGCCGTCGTGGAGGATTCGACTGATGCCGAACAAGGCGACCAGTAAAGCCCAGTGGCGTCTCCTGAAGGGAATATCCGAAGGTAGCATCCCGCCCAAGGGCCATCTGACCAAGACCAAGGCTGCGGAGATGCTCGGCGGACAGACGCCGGAAGGACTGCCGGAACGATCTGATAAGGGGTTGACCAAGCGAGCCAAGGCTAAGAGAGCGCAGACCCGGAGGAAGAAGGGACAGAAGCACAGGTTCAAGTGATATGCAGATGACCGCGCAGGATTTGGTCATACTTGCCAATCTCTTTGATCGTGGTGTCATCACCAAAGAACAGATGCAGCAAGCAGTGACGATTTACCTGGAACAGTTTAGTAAGAAATGAGCAAGAAAAGCCTGAGTGAGTGTCTCAAGAAAATCGGCGAAGAAAAGGTAACGGTCATCATCGACGGCATCATGCACGAATGTTCGCAGACCGAGGCCACGGCTCGCAAGCTCTACCTGTTGGCCAACGGCGGCACCGAAACCCTTGAAGTAGACGGCGAGATGGTCACGGTCCGATATAAGCCCAACGCCAGTGCAGCCAAGACACTCAGAGAGTTCACCGAAGGCAAAGCCGCGCCGGAGCCGCCCAAGGAGAGCGAACCCCCGCTGACACCGGGTAAGTACAAGAGTTCGATAGGCCGTAAGCTCAACGAACGGTTTGGAGCCAAATGAGCAGGCATCTACAGGAACTACGCCCGAATTTACCAACGCCGTTTCCGAACATCCCTGATATTTGGACTGATCCGAAAACGGGTATCGCCATCCCGAAACGCAAGGAGGAGAATATCAAGTGGCGCATGGACCTGCTCGAACAGGCCGAGTATGACAAGAAGCTACAACAGCAGCTTTTTGATGCCTGTGCTGAGTCGCAGTTGTTCTGGGTGAACGCCTTTTGTATGACGTTTCACCAGTTTGACGTGGCTGAGGACGGAACCAGGACAGAATCGAAGGCGGCGGACCAACCGATGATAACATGGCCGATTCAGGATGAACTCCTGTCTCGGTTTGAGACGTGTATAAAGACTGGTGAGGATGTACTGATCGACAAGGCTCGTGATATGGGCGCGAGTTGGTGTTGTGTGTACTTCATGCACTGGTTGATGCTCTTTCGCAAGTCAAAAAAGCCGACAGAATTGCTTGAGATGTCCCGAAACGAGGACTACGTAGACAAGTCCGGCAACATGAAAGCCCTTTTTCAGAAGCACGACTACATCAACAAGTGGCTTCCTGATTGGATGCGGCCCCCGGATTGCCTCAAAGGACAGAAAAACCGCTCTCACATGCACTGGTACAACCCCATCACCAACGCTACGCTTGATGGCGAGTCAACAACCAAGCACGCGGCCCGTGGTGATAGGCGTTTGGTGGGGCTTTTGGACGAGTTTGGTGCTGTTCAAAACGGTTCGGCCATGCGTATGGCGTCCAGAGACGCTTGTTTGGTCCGAATCATCAACTCGACCAGTGTTCCGGGGTCCGAATACAACAAATGGCGGTCTGATGGGACCATCAAGGTCTTCATTATGCCTTATTGGGAACACCCGGAGAAAGGTAAAGACCGATACACGAAGCAAACAGCGAGTGGAAAGTGGGAAATCCGGTCTCCCTGGTTCGACAAGGAAGAAGCAGCTCGTGGGGCGAAGTACATGGCAACCGAAGTGCTCCGCGAGGACTCCGAACCCGGCCAGATGTTCTTCACAGCCGACATTGATGGGCACGAAGTCCTGTATGCCCGGCCTCCGGCTACGATCTGGGATGTCGGATTCCGTAAGATGTTGAATTACAAGGAACTTATGAAGGCCACTCATAACCGTGATGTGAGTTCGGTGCTGGCCGTTCAGCATGGGACCGGGTTGTTGAAGGTCTGGTGTGACCTAATAGACGGACGCCCGGATCAGACCAAGACCTACATCTTCGGAATTGATACCGGCAAGGGCCAGGGAGCCTCGAACTCGGTTATCAGTATCAAGTGCCGGGAAACCGGCGATAAAGCGGGTGAATGGACGAGCGCGGAATATCCGCCTTACGAGTTTGCCCAGTATGTCATCGCTATAGCAATTTGGTTTGGCGGGGCCAAGCCGTATCGGTTGCCGTTTCTCAAATGGGAGAATAATGGTCCCGGCTGGGATTTGGGGCGGATCATCGTCAAGAAGTGCCAGTATCCGTACTTCTACCGCCACGAACGGACGGGGACTACGACCGACAAGAAGACCCAGCAGTACGGGTTCCAGATGAGTCGCGAGAGCAAGTACATCCTCTTGTCGGCCTACGACCAAGCTCTTTCGGACGGCACGTATGCCAACAGATCGGCCATCGCACTCGAAGAAGCCCGGACGTACATGCACTATGCCAACGGGGGCATCGGCCCATCGCACATGATGATGGAGTCACAGTCGGCCAAGAAGACACACGGCGACCGGGTGATAGCCGATGCTATCGAGAATAAGGACATACCGGGCAAGAAGAAGGAGAAAGGCCCGGAGTTGCCACAGAATACCGCAGGATACAGGTTCATGCAACACAGAAAGAACATGCAGCGGCGTATGTATAAGACCGGACGCCGTGGTTTTGATTTTAGGGGAATATGATGAACGAACAGACAGACGCCAGTACTGGAACAACGAATAGCGATCAGACAAGTAATCTTACCGCTGAAGAACTAATGGCGCAAGTCTATGAATGGGGTAGTCAATCAGCGGTTTGTCCTCACTGTGGCCGATGTCCGACTTGTGGACAACCACATTGGCCAAGACCTTGGTACGCCCCCTATCCCTCTTGGTATGACTGGACTATAACCTACTAAGGACGAGAAAATGCCAGAGACTATATCACCAGACAAGCTCGAAGACATCATCCTCCTGGGTTTCGACCGGGTAGAGCGGTTCCACCGGGCCACCCGGATGTTCTTCAAGTCGTATGTGCCAGAATACTATCGAATGGAGTCCGCTATCGACGTGGAGGAACCCATCAACCTGGTTTTCAACACGATCCGGGCCTACGTCCCCAATCTGGTGATGAAAAACCCGCTTACGAAGGCGACTACCCCCTATGCTGCGCACAAGATGTATGCCGAATTGCTCAGTCTCGGCCTTGATGCGACGGCTCGGCAGATCAGACTCAAAGACGAACTCCGGGCTTGGATTACCAATGCTTTGTTCGGCTGGGGTATCATGCGAGTCGGCATCAAGGCGACGGGCGAGATGCTCAACTTCGATGATGTTTGGGTGGACAACGGCCAGATATACGCCCGCAACGTCAGCCTTGACAACTTTGGCTTCGATCCTACTTGTACTCGGATAGATCGGGCGAAGTGTCTGTGGGATCGGGTGACAGTTCCACGTCAGATACTCCTTGATATCGATGGCTACAACCACGATGTTATCAAGGAACTACCATCGTCTCCATCGAACAAGACCGACCGGCTGGCTGACATGAGCCGGGACAGCACATCCAAGTTCAAGATGGCCAAACTTCAGGATGAGGTGGACGTGGTTCAGTGCTACATTCCCGAAGCCGAATCGTGGGTCTTGCTTGGTGATCCGAAACAGAGGCGGCAGGGTAAGTACATCCATGTAGGTGAGTTCAACGGTCCCAAGGAAGGGCCGTATGTCTTTCTGTCTTTCGCACCTCCGGTAGATGAGAGTCCATTCCCGGTCCCCCCGGTGAGTATCTGGTACGAATTGGCTCGTGTGGCCAACCGGGTGTTCAATAAGATGGTGCGTCAGTTCGAGTCTCAGAAAGACATCGGACTCTACAATCCGGCACAACTCGATACCGTGAGTCAGATCGAGGAGGCTGTGACG